GTCCGTGATAATTTGGATACAGTAGAATCCGAAGTACAATACTACAAGGATTTTCTTGCAGAACAAAATCGCAAGGCTCAAGTCAAGGTAGAAGCACAACGTAAGGTACGTGAATTGTTGAGTGACGAAGAACGTGAATTGTTAGGGTTATAAAATGAACGAACGAACACTAGAACTTGCAAAGAAGGCTGGATTGAAAGTTGAATCTTGGATGACAAATCCACCTAAGCCCTTTCAGATTCTTGGTAGCACTGAACAGTTTGAAAAGTTCGCCGAGTTATTGTTGAAGGCATCGTTTGATGTTGTTATCAATGACGGTCGCTTTCACGATGCTAAGGGCATAATCAAAGCAGGCAAGCATACAGCAATGGAACATTTTGGAATTGAAGAATGAACAAGAATGAATTAAAGAAGTTTGTAGAAGAAAACCCAAAGTTGGTTTCAATGCGTAGTGCTGGCGACGGCATCTTTGTGTTGAAGTACAAGAAGGCAGTTTTCTTTGACAACTTGTGGAATGACTTTTTAGAAGAATGCCGCGGTACAATCGTGGACTCAGAGTTTAACATTGTGTCTCGCCCATTCACTAAGATTTACAACTACGGCATAGAAGCTAAGGCTCCTGTGTTAGAAGACAGCACTGTGGTTACTAGCTATCGCAAAGTAAACGGTTTCATGGTGGCAATAACTTGCCATCGTGGTAAGTTGTTGATTTCAACTACCGGTTCTACTGAAAACGATTACGTTGAGTACGCAAAGGAAATGATGGAAACACATTCCTCTTTCAGTGACTGGGAAATGACATTGTGTAACCGTGAATGTCAAGACATGACTTTCATGTTTGAATGTGTGCATCCTTCAGACCCTCATATCGTGGTTGAAAAGCCAGGTATGTATCTGTTGGGTTATCGTGAAAAGACATGGGACTCTAAGGTTGGTCACAACTATGACGTTATGCGTGACTTGGCAGCAGACCTAAAGTGTTTCTTACCTGAACGCATCCATATCACTATGCTTGAGTTGAAGGAAGAAGCAAAGAAGGTTAAGCACGAAGGCTTCGTATTCTACACAGATGACGGAGTGAGTGCTAAAATCAAGAGTCCGTACTACTTGACTAGCAAGTGGGTAGCACGTAACCCTCGCACTGACAAGTTGGTAAACATGCAAGCTGACATTAAGAAGCAATTGGACGAAGAGTACTACCCACTGGTAGACGCAATTCGTGCTAACATTGTTGAATATACAGCTATGGATGAGCAAGCTCGTTTAGCATGGGTACGTAACTACATGGAGACAGTATGATTGATGAAAGTCATTTACCTGTCTCCGAACAAAGTCTAGTCTTTCGCCTTCGCAAGAGGGCAGAGATTCGCAGACAGATTCAAGGACGTAAGAGTGTAGAAGAAGGAAAGCCCGACCGTATTGCAGACTTACTTGATGAAGCCGCGAATGAGATTCAAAGACTGCAAATAGAAATAACCAAGTACGATGAATGATAGACCCTTCGGGGTCTATTTTTTTGGCTATTTGACCTATACGTTAGACATTCTAGGAGATTTTAGATATAATAAATATCTAATGAGCAAATTATTTATTACATTGCTTCTACTACCTATTCTAGCGTTTGCTAAACCTAGTTCAGTAGTGTATGACATTACAAACCATACAGTATTACAAGGTAGCTTAGATGACAGAGAAGTATCGATTGCAAGTATCAGTAAATTAATGACTGTATACACGGTATTGCGTACTAATCAAGACTTGGATGAAAAACTAACTGTACGTAGTCAACGTACCCCTAACACCAAGTTACAAAAGGGTATGCGAATTACTCGCAGAGAATTAATTGACCTAGCGTTGGTTAGCTCCGATAACATTGCAGCCATCACGTTGGGTGAAAACTATCCAGGTGGTCTAAATTATTTTGTCTATCAGATGAACAAACATGCAGACGAACTAAAAATGTATCATACTGGTTTTGTTGAGCCTACCGGATTAAGTCCCATGAACTATTCTAGTATCAAAGATGTGGTTATGTTGACTCAAGCAGTCAGTGAATACAAGATTGTGCAAGAAGCCGCAAAGACTCAGAAAGAAGTTAGTGCTAATGCTGAAGGTGTAAAGTCAGTAAAGAAAGACAAGAACCGTCATAAAGTAACCCGCGAGGGTGAGCGTAAGATTACAGCACGTCCTACAAGTAACTTCTTTGGTCGTGATGGCATCGTGACAATCAAAACAGGATTCACACGAGCAGCCGGCTTTTGTATCACAATGCTTGTGGTTTCAAATGATAAGTTATACAATATCACAGTGCTTGGCGCAAAGACAAAGCAACAGAGACAGAATCTTGTTGAGGCTTCGTTGAAGAAAATACGCAACGCATAATATGCGACTTTATTGCAGCCTGGCATAAATACAGTTTTAAAGTAGCGAGCCATGTTGACCTTCATCACCAATCCCATCCATCAATTATTACAATTCATCAAAGACGATCCTGTACGTCCTGATATCCCTGCTGAGTTCCGTGTAAGTAACGGCAGAACAGTAGTAGCACTAGCACAAGAAGACAAACCAACTGCAATGGTTTGTGTTTCTTTCCATGACTTTGTTCCTGAATCTGTGCAAGACTTAGATAAAGTTACAGAAGTGCCCACTACCGCAGTGTTCTACACTATCTGGAGTTACAAGCCAGGCGCAGGCAGAGACTTGTTAGTTCAAGCAGTTGAAGAAATCAAGCAACGTCACCCTTCAGTCAATCGTTTCGTCACACTAAGTCCAAAGACTGAAATGGCAAAACGTTTTCACTTGAAGAACGGTGCAATCATCTTCCGTGAAAATACTGACACTGTGAATTACGAATATGTAAAGTGATGGAAGTTAAATTTTTCTATCAGGGTAGAAACCAACGCAAACCTGAGCATGAAGTAATTGTTACAGAGTTTGCTAAACTAGTCGGGAAAGTAATCGAACTACCAGATATCATAGAAGTTTGCCTATATCCCTTGAAAGAAAACGTATACGGTGGGATTGACATTCTAAAAACTAACCGATTGGGATTAAACATTAACTTGCCATTGGATAGTGTCCCTAAAGTACTAACGCATGAACTAATTCATGTTAGTCAAAAACACAAAGGTGCATTGCGTATAGACAGAACCGGTAGATGCTATTGGTATAACATACCCTACAATAAACAAAACCCGGAAGAAATGAATTACGAAGAATATCTTGACTTACCCTGGGAACGTGATGTGCATGATAGGTTGGACATGGTGTTCTCCCAAGCATTACAATTACACAACAAGGGTTGACAAATAATCCATTCTGTTATATACTGAAACTTCACTAGATAGAAGGAGCAGCAAATGGCAGAAGTCAAAGTAAATGGTCTCTACAAAGTTCAAATGACTGAATACGAACGAGGTTACGGTCAACGTGACATGGGCACTAAGTTTTTTGACAACGAGGATGAAGCAAAGGCTTTTGTCGCAGCGTACAACAAAGACCCAGGTGACCCCGATTGCTTCTATCGTGCTGATTACCGAAAAGTAAACTAAAGTACTACAAACCCAAACTTGACTAATAATCAGTTTGGGTTTATAATTGAGGCATGAACACAGTATTAGAGCACCTCAAAAGTCGTCACCTTGACGTAAACTTACATCGTCCAATGGTCGATGAAGTTGAGCGTGTTGCTACTTTTTACTTATATAACCTCAGTGGTCAACTCTGTGGTTATCAACAGTATCGCCCCGAGGGTGACAAGAAGCCCAACAACAATCCTAAGCTAGGCAAGTATTTCACATACCGAAAGACTCCTACTCTAGCAGTCTGGGGTGTTGAAAGCCTGGATTTAAGCCCCCACGTTGTGTTTGTATGCGAGGGTCTATTCGATGCCGCCCGACTCACTGAGCGTGGTTTTAGTGCGTTAGCGGTGCTATCTAACAACCCTAGTCCCGACCTACGCAACTGGCTTACTTGTCTTAATAGAAAAGTAGTAGCCGTTTGTGACAATGACGCCGCAGGTCGTAAGTTAGCAAAGTTCGGGGATGTAGTACTTTTCACTGAAGAAAAGGACTTGGGTGATTCAAGCGATGAATATGTAACAAAAGTATTACAAAATTTCGGTTGACAAATAATCGTTTTGGGCATATAATACTTACATGAACTCGAAAATCACCCGCAAACGTAGAACAGACCGCAATCAAGTCATTTACTTTATCCAAGATACAGTAACACTTGAGTACTACATTGGTTTGACTGCTGTTTGCTTTGCAGGTAACTTGCGTAAGACGTTGAATCGCCGTATGCAAAAACACATGCAACGTGCCCTTGCTGAGAACAAAAACTGGGGTTTGTCTCGTGCTTTGCGTGAACGTGGTGCCGAGCGTTTCGTGTTCGGTGTCGTTGAAGTTGTTCGAGGCAAGCGTCCTGCTCACGCACGTGAGACAGAATTGATTAACACATTGCAACCAAAATTGAACACATTCGGAGTCAAGTAATGTCAAAACATAC